GGGTATGTTGTACTTAATAGGGGTTGCGTTGTGGATACCTAGCGGCTTTTGCACCACTACGTTATCTTCTTCCTCAGCCTCTTGTACTTCTCGCCCAAGCGAAATGGGTGACTTGATCTTGCCCCAATGTTGACAGTTCGTGCAGACATCAGGGCGGTACTCGTCAAAGCGTTCGCACAGGTATGGGCCCTTGATGAGGTCAACCTTGGCTTCAGTACGCTCGGCAGTGTATTCCTCATGATTGCATGAAATCTTGTGGATGGCTTTGCCCCCATCAACACAGAACTTAGCAATAGATAATGCGGCTCGCCACAGTGGTTCAGAGATGTTGTTTTGATTCATCACCGCTTCGCCAATCTGTGCGCACCCGCTACCTGCCTGAGTCTTAATCAGGATAGTTTTAAAGCGGCTGATGTAACTACCCGACAGGGCTTGCATCATTGCGTCCGCTTCACGGGGTGCATATTTCTTGGATACGGGCGGCACCTCATCATCTCCGATCAAGTTGCAGAACAACTCAAACGGGATTGGGTCGGCAGGGGAGCCGATAAACACCACAGCTTTCGGCGGGGTGTCTTTGTGATTGTGCGTCAGGGGAACTCTAAGTACCCGAGCCGCGTCAGCAGTAACCGCAGGGTCACCATACATATTGTGTTCACGGCATAGTCTTTTGAACCGCTCCGCAACAGGAATCCATGTTTCACGTGAAACAGATTCGGTCAGTGGCCAGTACACGTGAATACCACGCCCTGAGTTTACGAGTGTTGGCTTCGGTAGTCTTACTGTTTTGCAGAACGTGCGTAGTGCTAGTAACGCGTCTGCCTGTGTTTCGTAGTCCTTTGACGGCCCACAGTCTAAATCTAGGAAGAACGACTTAAGTTGTTTTACGTTGGGTACTTTACGAGACCCCGCCTCTTCAAACGTACCGAGTGCAAAATAAGCGTCATAACCTTCGTTGTCCAAATTGTGGGCGGCATGGATGACTTCATCAAGAGAACTGTAGAACTTCTGCACTTTACGTTCGTCCGATAAACGACCCGCAAAGACGCAGTAGAACCCAGCGTCTCCCAACACTGTCTCCAAAAATGTTTTAGTTTCCATATCCGCCGATAGTTAAAGTGAATGAGATAACCGAAAGGTGGGGGTACCGGAATGACAGGTCGTCCGCAAGCTTTCAAAAAGCATACCCTGTCAAACTTTCCCCCCAAATCTTTTAGTCGTCCCAATCACCCACGATGTCGGCAATATCAGATTTCTCAGCCGCAGGGGTTGCGGCCTTCTTTGTTACCTTGATGGGCTCTTCCACTACTTCCTCGGCTTCAACCTTGGCAGGTTTTGGTGCGGCCTTGGGTGCAGGTGCGGTTTCAATGGCTTTCGGTGCAGGAATCACACCATCCATCTGTGACACGTTCAAAGTGATTGCCTTAACAGTATCAGCGTGATCACGCATCTCCAAGGCGGCTTTCAACTCGTGCTCTTCCAATGCACGTACTGGCTTAAAAATCAACTTAGGTGTTGCGCTGTCAATGTCAAAACGCATCTCGGTCACGATGCTGATGGCATGTGTGTTGTGTGCCTTGAGGTAGCGACCATAGGCTTGCAGTGGCATCTTCTTACCTTCTGCATCGCCGAACACTGATGTTGATGGCAGGTTGATTTGATAAACTTCTTGCTTACCCAACTCGCTCTCAATCATCACAGCAATACGCTGTTGGAATCGGCAAGCGCGGCCTTCACCACTCGATGCAGAACCCTTAACGTGTTGTGGGCAATCTTTGCAGAATGACGCCTGACGCTGATCTTGTGGAACAGCGGAGTCGGGGCGTTGGGTATCAGACGACCAACATGTTGGCTTTGTGATCTTGCCCTTTTGGTACACGCCCTCAAAGAACATACGGGATACGGGTGCGGCATTAACCAACACAACGTTCATTGCACGATCTTCGCTAACGCGAACTTCTTTACCGCCAATGAATTCGCGGAATGCACCGCCTTCAATGGAGATGCGACGATTGCCGCTACCTGTGCTACCCGCAAGGGTACTTGTCAGGTTGTCTTCGATACCGCTAAGTAATGCAAGGGCGGCGTTGTTAGGCTTACCAAAAATTGTTAAATCGCTCATTTCGTTCTCCGGTTAAATATCTTTGTCAGTGGTTGTAAAATCAAATTCAAGTTGGACGGGTAGTCCAGTGTCAGGTTCAATCATCTTCACGTCGTCCTTGGGTGTGCTAGACAGGGCGGCTACCACTTGGGACACATTGAAACGATAGGTGTTGCCTATTTTCACGTATGTATCTTTGGGGATATAGCCCTGACGCAACCAAGCACGTACAGTTGAGACTGAGACCGTGAAGTGTTTAGCCAACGCTTCGATTGGCACAAACGGCTCTGTCATCATTTCCTCCGTACAGTTATGGTGTATTCGCTATCCACGTTGAGACCCGGTGGTAGCAGATCGGGGTTGGCTTCAAGGAACTGTTTCATGTTTCCCTGATGCAAACGCTCATGTAGAAGTTCAGGGACACCCTGCTCTACAATAAATTTACGCATGGACTCCCAATCGCTCGTCCAATAGTTAGCCTTGACAGTGCGGTAGAACAAACCTTCTTCCGTACGCACACTCTCAATGTTTTGTTCCTTGCAGTACACAAGTAAAGCCGCTTTGACTTTGTCCATTTGACCCTTGAGGATTTTCTCCCCTTCCTCGTAGGCGATACGGGCTTCGTCGTGCTTGGCCTTCATCTTCAAATATACCTTGACCAATTTTTCAACTGGTATTTTGGCTGTTTCTTCTGTCATTTCGTTCTCCGTTTGGTTGTTGGGATTTATATTATAGTGGCGTTTCCTCCATTATTCAAGTATTTCTTTGTAAAGATCAACTATTTTTGTGTGAACGTCTATTTTATTATCTAATAAGTTGTATACGTGTCTTTCTACACCTGACCCGACGAGTTGTACCACTGTTGTTGGGTGTCGCTGACCCGAGCGGTGCACTCGGGCGTTGGCTTGTGCGTAGGTCTCAAGGGATGAAGTTGGCCCCCACCACACCACAGTGTTTGCGGCTGTCAGGGTTACACCATGGGCGGCTGACTGAGGTTGGATGACAAGCACCCGTGTGTCGTTGGGGTCGGTTTGGAACCTGTTAAAGATGTCGGTGCGTTTGTTCAAAGGCACATCACCACTGATTACTTCAGTCTTAATACCTTCGTCATTGAGTTTGTCTGTCAGGATAGTGATCACGCTTTTAAAGGGCACAAACACCAGCACCTTTTGGCTTGCTTCCTCGATAACTTCTTTCAGTACGGCATAGCGATTCTTGATGTCAAACTCAACGGTTTCGCCCGTGTCGGTGTACACCGCGCCACAAGATATTTGTAGGAGTTTGCTCATGTTCACGGCAGCATTCACTGACGTAATATCTTCCCCTGCGGCCTGTACCACCATGCGCTTCTTCAATAGGTCGTAGTACTTCTGCTGTTGCTTGGTCAACTCGATTGTTCGCTTGACATACGTCATGTCCGGTAAGTCTAGGCACTCATCCTTGGTAAACCTGATAGCAGGTTGCAAGGCGTTAAACACTGTGTTTGTTGCGTTCTCTTTAGCCATCCACTTAAAGTTGGTCAGCTTGAGCATGACCATGTCCCTAAAGGATGAGAAGAAACGTGGCACACCTTGGGGGTTGACTAACTTAGCCAAGCCGTAAGCATCAAGGGGGGATTGTGCGGCAGGGGTACCCGTTAGCATCCACAACCACGTATCGGGTTTGATAAGGCCGTTCAATACTTTCCACCGCTTCGTCATGCTGTTCTTATAAGCATTAGCCTCATCGACAACAATCAGGTCAAACCCGCCCCGTGATATGTCATCGGCCACAATCTCAACACCATCGTAGTTGATGATTACAAACTCTGATGTGCCGTTAATGATGGCTTGGCGTTTGTTCTTTGCGCCATAAGCAATGTCCACCGAGCGGTGCATGGCAAACTTAAATAGGTCGGCTCTCCATGCGGAGTCCATGATTGACAAGGGGCAGATCACTAGCACACGTCGAATACGCTTTTGCTTAAGCAGATAGTCTGCCGCCCAAATGACTGAGCCTGTCTTGCCTGTGCCCTGCTCGTTTAGGCAGAACGCACGTTTGTTGAGGGTGAGAAAAGCGGACGTTGTTTTTTGGTGATCAAAGGGTTTGTACTGACCCGGCCAGTTGTACTGTCCCAAGATGGGACTAGGCACCCCTTTGATCTTGAGGTTGCGCAGAACTTGGGCTTCGTCTAAACCCCACTTGACAACAACTTGATTGTTGGATAGTTCTTTGCTCTTCGGAATGACTGTAGTAACACGTTGCGGGTTGCGCAGTGTTAGCAACAATGCCTTGTTATCTATAATTTCCAATTCGTTCTCGCTTATTTTTTATAAAGCATATCGAGCAGAATGGGGTCTCCAATCTGCTCGATATACCAACTTACTCTTGTCAGTTCCTACGCTCGAAAGTGTTTGCGCATGCTGACTGGTGCGGTTAAAGGGTTGAAAACAATCAACTAGAAACACCCCGAACGGCACACTCACACCTGACTGCCGTTCTATTAAATTCTAATCTACCGCATTATTGCGTTGTCGTCAACTAGGTTTTTTACCACCCGCTTCGCGAACGCTGTGGCCATTACGTGCTCGGTTCTTTGTGGGTGTCAGCAGACGTACGCCCGTCTTATTGGAGCCACCCTTTGACAGCATCTTGACGTGGTCAATGTCCTTGCCTTCTCGCTTGTCGGCCTTGCCGTTGCCATTCTTGTCGGGGGAACTGGCATCCATCTTTCTACGCGCACGTTGGCGTTCCATCCGATCGGGGTGTTCGCCTCGATCTTTTTGTTTCTCGTATTCGTGTTTGTAAGGTCTAGGTGATTTGGTGTATGGCATCATGCCCTCCCGTTATGTGGACAACTCAACACCACACAATGTTTCTTACACAGCCCTGACGGGCGTGGATTCCACACATTACTGGTGTACGCAAACTTCATGCGATCATAATCCCTAAGCCACTTCTGCCACAAGACGGGCTCGTCCTCTTTGGAATAATTTGCCTTGGGAAATGATCGCGCAATGACAAACAGCAAGCCCCCTCGGACGCGTTTGATCTCGGGAAAAAACTTAAATATAGCCAAGGCCATGAGTTCAAGTTGTCCTTTGTCAGCGTACTTGTCAGACTTGCCTGTTTTGTAATCAAGCACCCGCGCCTCGCCTTTCTCTCGGTCAAGGATGATCAGGTCAGCGATACCTCGCCACCACACGTTCGGGTCTTTGAAATCGCACGGCTCAAGGTTTTCGGTAAGTCCCATCTCGAACTCACATAACTTCTCACCATGCAGTTGATTAAGATTGTCCAGCGCCCCCTTCG